AAGGTTGGATCCCAGTTCGTTGCGGCGGTTTACTCGTCAAACGAGTGGATGGCTTTTACTCAGAATCCTGATGACGCTTGTTCTTGGGTTACTTACGAGCGGGCTATCAGTGCTGCTCGAATTGTTTGTCGGCGCTGCAATAGCGAGGTTTTTGTGCACACTGTTGAAGAGCCCGCCTACCCGAAAAGCTGGAGCGCCTGCCGTGCTTGAAGGTAAAAAGCTCGACTACTTCGAGTTGCAGATCTGGTTGCCAGGGCAGGGGCCGCTGCGGGATATGATCCGCGCAGAGTCCTTGAGGCAGGCGTTAGCCTTTGCTCGGAACCGCTACCCAGGTTGCTTGGTGGAAGTTCCAGAGACGCCGGCTAAACTCAGGCCGCTGTCCAAGTCGTACAACGGCGCCGAAAGCGAGCGCCTGCGCAAACTCAAGGCACTCAAAAATGAAAGAAACTGAACAGGCTGTGCTGGAAATTAAAGTGCAAGATGCACGCCAGCGGTTTTTAGACAAGTTGTTCTTTATGGATGGCCGTGATAACCCGGAGCATCCACTACATGCCACCTACACCGGGTTGTACGAGCAGTACGCTGAAAAGCTCCAGCACGATTAAGCGGAGTCGCGATCGAGGCCGCAAATTTCCGAAAGGTTGTTAGCGGCTTCTTTTATCGCCCACCTGCATTTGGTGCGCTCCATGTGATACAGGGTGTTCAAAAGCAGTGCGGCCTCGAATAAGCCGTTCCAGTCCTTTTCGGTGTAACGCTGTCTGAGCCAGTGGTCGTGCTTCGCCTGGTCGAAGGCGTTTTCTGGTGTTTGCTCCAGTGGGTTCATGGTCACATCGGGCGGATTTTCAGATACCAGCCGCTGTCGGGACCGTCAACGAGCCAGCGAGGAAGCCAGTTTTTTCGGGAGTATGCCACGCCGGCGCCTCCTTTGTTGCTTATATAGCCACCATTCACCAAATCGGCATCGCCATTTGGGTCGTTGTGCAGGAAGTGGGTCGGGGTGAAGCCGATCACCACGCTCCAGTGGCCTGAACCAGTGGGTTTGTTGACTGGGCCGCGATGGAGCCAGCCCACTGGGGTGGGGTAGCCCATGCGGATTTCGGCTTCCAGGTCGGAGGCGGTGCCTTCTTGCTCGAACGTGGCGCGGAGTCCCAGCTCTTTCAAAGCGGCGATTTGGGCGTGTACGTTTGTACTATCCCCGTATTTGCGGCGGATTAGGTTGTAGGCGTCGTCGTTGCCGATTTTTTTCCAGTACCGGGCAACCATTGCACAGCTGGAGCTGAAGCACTCGCGGTAACCTGTGCCGCTTTTGTTGTCGAGCTGGTATTCGTAGGGGACTTTGAGGATAGATTCGTTGGTTTTTATGGTTTTTTCTGTTTGGGTGTTAATTACCTTTATCAGCTTGTTTCCGTAATCGGGATCGGTAGCGTAGCCTTCTTTTTGTAGCCAGTGGGCGGCGTCTTCGATGCTGGTGGCGTTGTTGCAGCCTTTGTAGGTTTTGTAATCTTTATACCAGCGATCAACTAAATAGCAGACGGCGGTTTGGATGTCTGGGAATTGCAGGAATGAGTCGCGGATTGTGATCCACTGGCCGTTTATAAATTCTTGCGTGGTGCTGGTGGTGCCATCGCCTTTTAGGCCAAAAAAGTTGTTGCGGCCTGTTACAAGTTTGCCCCAGCTAGATTCGAGGGCCCATTGGGCGGCAACCAGTTCTGGGTATTTGGCGCCGGCAATCCGGCCGGCCATCACAATGCCGTCCCAGTTGTTTTCGATTGGTGGTTGCTTGCCGGACTGGCTCCAGGTTTTGAACCACGGTTGGGTGCGGTTGAGTAGCTTGGGGTCGGCTTTGTTGATCGCTTCCTCCAGCTCGGCTAAAGCCGCCATTTGGTGGGGAAGCGATCGGTAGAACCGAGCTAGGTCGAGTAGACGAATGGTGCTGGTCATTCGCGTTTCCAGGGCGCGTGGATCGAGATGGGTCCGCCGAGCTTCTGGGAGTCGCCAGTCTGCAGCTCGGTATCTATGGGGTGTTCAACGACGGTGGGCAATGGGATAGCCGGAGGCTGACTAGCGTGCCAGGCAGCCTCGGCGTGGTCGAGTTTGGCGGATAGTTCCGCGTCGAATTGCCGTTTGCGAATAGCGAATGGAGTCAGCGCTTTTTTGCTTTCAGCAGGTTCAGCACCTGGAACAGGAGTTGTACGATGCTGTTGCTCTTCAGCGGTGACAGCGCGATCAGTTCGCTGACGGCAGCCACGACGATCCAGAAGGCGGGGTGGTTAAGGAAGTCCATGGAGATAGGACGTTTTGTGTAAGTCTAGCGCTAGGTATGCTAGGTAGCCCGTCTGTGCTGTTTTCCTCGCTACCGTTTAGCTAGTCGAAGCCCCAAGTGGACTACATCGACGAGCACCACGGCTTTGTGAGTAAACGCGAGGCCAAGGCACGGTTTCGTGAACAAATCCTTAAGGGCTGGGATTACAGATGTGCGTATTGCAGAGAACATCTGGGCAAGAATGGAACACTTGATCACGTGCGTCCCAAGTCAAAAGGTGGTGAGACAAACTTAAGTAATTTGGTTGCGTGTTGTTTTTCTTGTAATACAAAAAAGTCCAGTAATGAGTGGAAAGAATGGTTTAGAGCGCAAGACTTTTGGGAGCCGCATCTAGAAGATGCGGTTAGCTGGTGGATCAGCTAGGTAGGTGGCTTTCTGGTAGCCAGCCCCAGTTTTGGGCGTACATGTAGGCTACATATTCGTCTTCGCAGTAACGGCACATGCTGTTACGGCAGACGCGGTAATAGGTGTTGCCCCAGTCGTTTTCGAGGCGGTCGATCGTAAATCCTTGTCCGATGTCACGGGAATCGACGACGCCGCTCACGAGTCTTCAGCAACGGGGACGCGCTTCAAGCATAGTTACTCGCTGCTCCACGCCATTAAGACGTGAAAAAGTTTCCTTGCGGTCTTCCTTGATGTCCGTATGCAGCACCTCTAGCTGTGTGGCAATGTGTTCCACTGCAGCGGTCAGTCTGATTACAGCTTCGCGTGCTTCATCGTTGCGACGGCTAAAGCCCATCGCGCCCATCGCGGCAACGGAGATCGACGCTCCAGCAATAGCAGCGATGACCTCGATCATGTAATCAGTTTAGCGACCCTGGCCGCGCAAAGGTTTCTTACCTCTGCGTCGGGGACGGCTACGTTGCCCATACCCTTGACGGGTAGTTTTTGGCGGACCGGGCTGGTGCTCGATCCGCGCTGTACCGGCCTTTGCCTTTACTGCCACGGCGTTCCGCTGGCCTTGCTGGGATGGTGCTGCTCGTCAAGCTGCGCCTGCAAAGCAGCCAAGATCTCGGTGACCTTCTCAGCACCAAAGGCATCCTGGACCCAGCCGATGACCAGTTCTTCGGTCAGGTCAGCAAATGGGATCAGCTTGTCCGGGCGCTCAAAGCCCAGTGACCCGTAGGCGCCGCTGCTGTAGGTGCCGTCTTCGGCGGTTTCGCGTTCCAGGTTGGCGATGTGCCAGGTGTATTGGGTGTCGGCCATGAGTTGATGCGTGATGGTGGGAGTTTAGGACGGGTGTCTAGTGAAGGTGACTACGAGGGCTGACGCCGCCTACGCAGCAGATAGGTATTAAGAAGAGAAACCGCAGTGCAAGAAGAAAAAATGATGAGGTAGATCACAGGCATCGTATTGGGAATGACTAGGGAAACTGGCGGCGATAGTCGTCAAGCCATTCCTTGACCCTGGCTGGTGGTCTTAGGCGGCCCAGCCAGGTGCTGGACAGCAGCGGTGCCGGTTTTGCTGCGGACGGCCATCAGTTAGCGGAAGATGGCGACAGAAACATTTGTGCAATCCGTACCTATGTAAGACGTACCACTGGCATAGCCACCAATGCCAATCCGCACCGCGCTGGTTGTTTTTGTAGTCGGAGCCGAACCAGATGATCCAACAATTTTGAAAATCACAGCGTTGTCAGGAACGCCAGCCTGGCCACTGCCCAATACGGAATAGCTGTCGTCTGCCAACGCCGACGTGAAGTTCACCGTATAGTCTCCAGCTCCGTTATCCGTAATGCTGCTCACGTTGTAACCGGCGCGGATCGCCACGGTGCCGGTGCCATTGAAGTTCACCCAGGCGCGGCAAGTCTGCGTCAGGCATGTGCCGCCGATGCTGCCATCGGTGTTCAGGACGATGTTGTTGCTGCCCGCGCTGGCGTTCTTGAGGTTGGTGGCTGCAATGGTGCTCATGATCAGCCCTCCAGAAGCAGGTTGATGGTGCCTTCGTCAAAGGTGTCGGTGCCGTTGACGGTGGTGATGCGGAGACGGTCTAGGCTGTTGGACAAAACCACTCCACCTCCTACTCTTGCCGATGCACCGCCTGGGTTGGATGTATCGGTAAGCAAGCCGCTATAAACAAACGTGTTGCCTGTAATACTGTTTATTGGAATTGCACCGTAGTAAATACCTGATGCCAAAGAGTTGTCGTTAAGCAGAAATCCGATCGACGATGCAGTTGTGTTTGTTGTAACACCGTAGGCACGCGAAGCGTAGCCGGATGCTGTAAATCCAGACGAAGTTCCTAGTTGAACCAAGAATGGACTGACCCCATTCGTGCCCACCTTGTCAAACATCACCGTCACCCGCTTCACCCAACTCGGAATCCCGGTAAAGTCCACGCTGGTGCCGCTGGTGGATGCCTTGGCGGTCTCCAGCACCATGCGGCCACCAACCCAGCTCAGGTTGCCCGCACCATCGGTGCCGAGGATCTGGCCGTTGCTGCCGTTGCCGCTGGGCAGCACCAGCGTGTTGTTCCCCGCCGATGCTGGTGCGGTCAGCTCGGTGTAGCCCGATGTGGAGCCAGTGAGACGAACCTTGCTCATGGGGTCACCTCCAGGGCAGCCTTGATCTCCTCAGGTGCAGCAGCTGCATCAATCGAGGCCTGCACCTCAGCGTACTTGTCGCGGATGGCCTGGCGAGCAGCCTCGGCCTCGGCAGCATCTTTGCCGGGGATCTGCTTGGCGATTACCTCATCATGTGGCGCAAACTCAGCAGCACGAGCAGCGCGGCGATGGTCGTGGCCAATCTCTTTGCAGCGCTCCAGGTCGTGCTCAATGCAGCAATCGCCCATCGTCCAGGCGCCACGGAAAAAACGGTCGCTGGGGATCTCGTCGGTGGTAACAATCTCGTAGGGCACGCCGGTAGGCACGTCCTTAAGGGCCAGCTCGACGCTCTCAGTCGGAATGATGACGGCGACGCCGCCTTCGGGGGTGGGGTAGATAATTCTGTTCATGGGGTGTCCTCAACGAAAAAAGGCAAGGTCAATCTGGTTGTAATCAACAAAAGTAATGTTGCCAGTACTGTTACCGTAACCCACATAAACCCTAGCGGATGACGACGTTTTGGTGAAAGGATGCGCTCCGGCGTCGTCATCCGCCGAGTTAGAACTCGTATCTCCGACGCTATGCGTCATGCAGTAGTTCGCATCCGCCAAAGCCGTCGTAAAGTTAACCGTATAGTCCCCCACTCCGTTATCCGTAATGCTGCTCACATTGCCACTGGCACGGATCGCAACCGTTCCCGTCCCGTTGAAGTTTACCCACGCCCTTGCCGCATAGATCGGAGCGGCGCCAGTCTGTGCGCCATCAAGGTCAGGCGCGGTGACGCACCCATCAGGCAACCCTCCGGCACTTAGCCCTGCGATGCTTCCTGTTCCGTTGATGGTGATGGGCATGATCAGACAATCACCCAGCTGGCGCCGGACGGCACCGTGACCGTGATTCCACTGTTGATCGTGATCGGGCCAGCGCTCACGGCGTTCTTGCCTGTGGTCAAAGTGTAGTTGGTTGTGACGGTCTGGCCGTTCTCGATGAACACATCATCAGAACCGCCGCCGGTAGCGCCGCCGCCGATCTTGCCCCAGGTCGTGCCGTTGTAGCCCTCGAACTGCGTCAGCGAGCTGTTGAACCGCACCTGACCGGTGGCGGCGGTGGGCCGCTGGGCAGTGGTGCCAAACGGCACTTGGAACGCACCAGTGGAAGTGCTGGTCGGGCTGCCGGAGTAGCTGAACGACACCAGCGACAGCGTGCCGGCCGAGAAATTGCCGGATGCGTCCCTGGCGACGATGGTGCTGGCCGTGTTGGCGTTGGTGGCGTTGCTGGTGACCGTCGGGTTGCCCGCAACGCCATCGGCGTTGGTGATCGACAGGCCAGTGCCGGAGACCGCGATTGAGCGTGCCGCGACCGTGCTGGCGCCCGTGCGTGTGATCAGGCCGTTGGTAGCTAACGCGCCAACCGCTGCCAGCTGCGCGTTGCTGACAAGCTGCCAGGTAATCGCTGTGGTGCCGAGTGTGCCACCTTGAGCGGTCTCTGACATCCACAGAGTGTCGTCGTTGACGGTTCCCTGCTCGATCGTCGTGAACGCGCCAATCAGGTCAGTCCAAGTGTCGGCGTCAGAAGCGCGGGTCAGCACCCATGCCACAGAAGCAGTGCCCACCGTGGTGACGGTGTAGATGCCGTTTTGGTTGGTGGTGGCTTGGTCTTTGACCAGCACGCGATTGCCCACTGATAGCGCGATGCCATCAATGCTTAAGGCGGCCAAGGTGCCAGCGTTGGTGAGCGTGCTGCTGGTGGCCGTGACCGTCAACGCTGCGGTGGTTGCCACCCGGCAGCTCTGCTTCGGCGTCAGGCTTTCGACCCACCGACGCGGCACCGCGTGCAGGTCGGCTGTTGGATCACCTGCGAGCGTGATCGCGCCGGTCATCGTGCCGCCAGTCTTCAGCAGCGCGTCGTTGGCGATCTCAGCGTTGACGAACGCCGTGGTGGCGATCTGTGTGGTGTTGGTGTTGACGGCCGCCGTGGGCGCTGCGGGCGTGCCGGTCAGCGTCGGGCTGGCCAGTGGTGCGTAGTTCTGCGCCCGCACATAGGCCGTTGTGGCGATATTTGTGCTGTTGTCGGCTGTGGCCGGGGTAGTTGCCGTCGCAGCTGCCAGCGTGGTTGCGCCAGTGACGCCCAGGGTGCCGCCAACCGATGCGTTGCCGGTGGTGCTGAGGCCGGTCAGCGCATAGACAGTGGTTAGCTCGCCCCATGCAGAGCCGGACCACTTCTGCCAGCGGTTGGCTGAGCTGCTCCAGCGGATCGTGTTGGTGGGCAGGTTGCTGACGGTCGCGCCGTCAAACTGAAGAGCGAGATCCACGTCTCGATCTTTCAGAATGTTGAGCACATCGGTGTATGTGCTCGTCAGTACCGGGTTGGACCAGTTAGCCATCAGACTCCCCTTGCGCTCCAGCTGAAGCCGCCGCTTACCCGTGTGCCTGATGTGTTGAAGAGCAGCACCTTGAAGCTCGTCGGGTTTGGCGCGTCAACGAAATCATAAACGGCTATCACACCAGTGGTAGATAGTGGCGTGACCGTGATGCTCTGCACGTCCACGAAGGCCACGTTGAAGTTGACGGTGGTGCCGCCGCTATCGCCGCTATTCGCGGTGCCGCTGCCGGCGTCGCTGCGGATTTTGGAGTCCAGGCGCACGTTAAGCGCCGTCAGCAGCAGCAGGTCATTGTTGCCAGCGCTGCTGAAGTCATACCGGATGCGGAAGTAACGGAAATTTGTGGCGAAGACCTCGGTGGAGCTTGCGTAGCTAGTCCACTTGACCCAGCTGACGTTACCGCTGGTGGTCGTGCTGACCGCGCTGGTCACTGTGAAGCTGTTGGTTGCGGCTGTGACCACCACATAGGTGCCATCGGTGGCCGTGCCGGTGGTGAAGTCGAGATAGACGTAATCACCCGCCAGCAGACCGTGTGTTGCTGAGGTGACAGTGATCGTGGTTGTGGTTTGGGAGTAAGTGGCTGCCGTGCTTGTTGTGCCACGCACGCGGATTGTCGGCGTGATCGTGGTTGAACCGGCGACTGTTGTGCTGGTCAACACTGTGCTGACCTTGGTCCCAGCCAGCAGCGTGCCGTAATCAAACTCCTCCTCATAGGCTGCCGTCGTTGTGGACGGCATCAGGTAGTAGGTGAAGCCTGCGTTGATTTGGTCCTGTGGGGTCGTGTAGCCCCGGCTGGTGAAGTGACTTTGCCAGGTTTCGGTCGTGTTGACGTTGACAATCTGGCCCAGCAGCGCGTCGGTGTAGATGTTGGTTTCATCGCCGGCCCAAATGCTGTTCTGGTTGAACTGGAGCACATAGTCAGGCGGTTGGTTGACAATGGCCGCCACGCTGCCTGGTGTGCCGTAGTTGTTGGCCGAGTCGATGCCCGCCAGCCAATAGGTGTAGGTGCCAGCAGCAGTTTCAAAGACCGTGGTGAAGCCGCCCTGCTTCGTGCCGATCACGGTGCCGCCAGCCCAGGTTGCGCCGCGGCGCAGCTCGTAGCTGGTGATCGGCAGCGTCTGGGTCACGTCGTTCCAGCGCAGCAGCACGTTGTTGTCGATCACCTGCTGCGTGATGGTCGGGGCCGTGGGCTCGGTGACAGTTACGTCAAGGTCGTCTGGCGTGCCCTCGGTGCCGTTCACGTCAACCGCTGCAATCCAGAACTTCTGCGTGCCGCCCCAGTCCGCTTTGAGGGTGTAGGCCGTGGAGTAGATCGTGGCAACCGTGGTGGCTGCCGCCCAGGTGGCGCCACGCTTCAGTAGGTAATAGTCGGTGTCGAGGGTGCCCTTCACCGCTGGCCATGTGAAGACTGAGTTTTGACCCGAGAAACTGGATGCCAGCACTGTGTTGCCAGCAGCTGAAACGGTGATCACCGCTGAGGCTTGTGTGCCGTAGCTGCCGTTGATGTCACGCGCCACCACCCAGAAGGTCTGAGCGCCAGTCCAGCTGGCCCGCAGCGTGTAGCTGGTGCCTGTGATGTTGGCCAGCACAGTCGCGGTCGCAAAGGTCGCGCCTTGGCGGATCTCGTAGCCGGAGGTGGGCAGCGTGCCCGCAACAGCAGTCCAGCTCAGCGTGGCGCTGTTGCCGCCGACTGTGGTGGTGATTGTCGGAGCAGGGGCGCCGCTGATCACCACGACCTCGCTGTCGGGCGGATCGGCAAAGCGGCCGACCAGATCGACAGGCGCCACCCAGAAGGTGCGCGAGCCAATCCAGGTCACCGGCACTTTGAAGCTGGTGCTTTGCGTCTTGGCCAGCTCGGTCGAGGTGGCGTAGCTGTTGCCGTAGGTGACGCGGTAGTAGGCGATCTCGTAGGTGGTGATCGCCGGCACGGTCCAGTTCAGCACCAAGTCGGTGCCCTCGATGGCGCTGCTGATCGTGGTGGCGTTGGCGCCCGACACCGTGACCGCGATGCTGGCCGCGTTGGTGCTGTAAACGCCGGAGGTGTCAATAGCCTTCACCAGATAGGTGTAAGTGCCGTCGTCCAGCGAGCCGAGCTTGTAGGTCGTCGCTTTGACCTGCGTCACCAGGGTGGCGCTACTCCAGTTTGTGCCACGCCTGATCTCGTATTGATCCAGGTCGATGTCGGGGATTGCGTCCCATTCGAGCAGAACGCCCAGATCTTTGTCTGTCGTGAAGTTCAGGTTGACAACATCGCTGGGCGGTGCAGTCTTGCCAAGCGCAGTGATACTGCCGGTGAGTTTGGTGGTCGAGAGTTTCAGCGCTGCGCTGATTGAGTACACCTCAAACTCAAACGTGCCCGGCGTGATGTCCAGCACCTCGTAATCGGGGCCGTCCGTCGTGGTGGTGCTCCAGTTGCCCGAATCCTTGCGCCAGCGCACTTGGTACTGGTTGACGCCGACAACCGGACGCCACTCCGCCAACACCTTGGCGCGGACCTGCCCCTGGTACTCATAAAGCGCTTCGCTCAGCACCAAGTTGGTCGGAGCTGCCGGCAGCTCGTTGAGATTCGTAACATCGCGCTGCTGCAGCTCTGCGCCGCGCTCGATGTAGGCGTACTTGCTGGCGTTGTAAGCCAGTGCCGTGATGGCGTATTGCGCCTGATCCTGCTCCTGCACGGTCAGCACCCGCCAGGTTGAAGTCTCGATCTCGGACGACTCGTAGATCCAGATGCTGTTTACGTTGGCTGCCGCGCTAAACGCCGGGTCCACGCTCAATACAGTGCCGGTTCTACTCGTCATCACGCGCTTCTCGACTGATCCATTCGCCAAGATGACCGACACCGTGCCGCCGGCGGTAGGAAGTCCGGTGGCATCGTCCACCGTGATCGTGGTTGTCGTGGCCGCCGATATTCGCCCACCGCGCCGGGTGCCCGCACGCATCGGGTCGGCTACTGCGATGACTTGCCCAGGGCGCACCAGCACACCGGCATCGACGCTGACGGTAAAGGTGATTACTTCGGACTCGTACTGCTCGCTGTACAGCAGCCACTCGCCAATACGCGAGGCTTGGCCACGGCTGGTGCAAGCAAACGCGCTGATTTCGGTCCTGTTGACGCCGTATTTGGCAATCGCGGCCTGGTCCTCGACCACCTCGTAGGCCATGTCGCGCAGGCCGAGGTCCATGTAGCTGACCACCGCCACATTGGGGCGGGTCTTGAGGCTGCCGCCGCTGTAACTGAAGCCTTCCTCGCTGACGTTGGCCAGCGTAAATAGGTAGGCCGGATCTGATGGCTTGTCTTGGCTGACCGTCAGGCTGCCAGTGCTCCAGTAAGGCATGGCCCGGAACACCGAGCACATGTCGTTGATCAGCTTGAACGCCTCTTCTGCGGTCTGGATGTTGACGTTGCAGCTGAAGCGCGGCTCGGTGCCGCCAAAGCCATCGGGCACCAGTTCGCTGGCGTATTGGCTGGCGGCGTAGAACGCCCACTTGTCGAGCTGGGCGGTTTGGATGTGATCACCAAAGCCGTAGCGGGTCGAGGTGAGCAGGTCCCATAGGATCCATGCCGGATCAGAGCACCATTGCGCTGCGCCGAACGTGCCTGACCAGACGCCTGCATAGATCAGCCGGCCAGTGGCGCTGTCCACCGTGGCGTTGCTGGGGATGCGAACCTTGATGCCGCGCACCAAGTAGCTGCGCTGTGGGATGCTGTTGAACTGCTCGGCGTCGACGCGCAGGCCAACTAATGCCGAGTTGGGGTATCTGAGTTTTGCGTAGACGATCTCTGTGTAGCTGCTCCAGCTGAAAGCGTCGATCAGCTTGGCGCTGCCGCTGTCGGCCGTGACCCGCGTCACGCGAATGTCCACCGGAAACGCGCCAGTCAGATTGACGAGGTAATCGCGTTGATACTGATCGCCGGTGCGGCCTTCGATCGTGTCATTGATGACCGTCGTGTAGCCGCCGCCGTTGTACTGCACGGCAATCTGTAACTGGATGCTGGCGCCAACAACGTCGCCCTCATCGGTGAAGCGCTGCAGCTGTGGCACCGTGATGGTGATGCGTGCAGCGTTGACGTTGGTGTCGGTGATCGAGCGCACGACAGGCGTGGCCTGTTGCACCGTCACACCGACTGGAGTTTCGTCCTCAACCTCGGCTGCAATCGGGATGTAGGACTGAGCCTGCGTGCCGTTGCGGGTGTAGACAGTGACGTTCTGGAAGTTGTAGCTGTTGTCTGCGTTCTGCAGCGGCGTGTTGCTGATAAAGATCGATTTATGGCCATCTTTGAGGCCCTCGATCTCGCCCTCGCTGATCAGGTCGATCAGGTTGGCGTACTGACTGGAGTTCAGGCTGTCGGCTGCCTCAGATGGCGTGCGGCCGCTGCCACCCCCGCCGTCCTTGCCACCGCCGCCGCCGCCGCCTGCGCCTCGGATCAGTTCAGTCATGCCACTACCTGCACGGTGTCGATGCCGGCCGAGATCACGACCGAGCCGACCAGCGTCTCGCCGTAGACGATCGGCACCGGCACGCCCTGACGGCTGGTCTGCTGGATGCCGCTGAAGCTGTATGACTTGCGGGGATCGTTTTGCTTGTCGCTGCCTTGCGGCACCTGCGGCACCGGCGTCAGCAGCTGCGCCACGCCGCCGAGAATCAGGCTGACACCAATGCCGACGCCGATCGAGACAGCGGTCGGCCCCAGGGTGAGCAGACCGCCGGCCAACGCCGCGCCAGGCGCAAACAACAGCGACAGAGCGACCAGCGCCACACCCGCAATGATGCGCCCAACGGTGCCAGCACCTGCCAGCATTGGCACAATGCGGATCTCGCCGCCGGCAGGATCGTGCAGCTCGTCCTCGCCCAGGGCATAGCCGCCCACACTGACCCGGTAGTGCTGGTCAGCCATGTGCTTCTCCAACTGCGGGAAGTTGGTCACCAAGAACCGCACGGCTTCTGCGGCCGTGGCCACGTCGGCCTCGAACTTGCGCCGCTTCAGGAACTTCGCCAGGCGGCCGTAAATGCGGATCGTGCGCAGCATCAGCCCAGCCTGAGCCTCCCTGCATCGTAATGCCGGAGCCGCCGCCCGGTGCATTTCATCAGCCAGCCGCCGTAGAGGTCGCGGCTGCTCAGTCGGCCCTGCAGGTGATGCAGCAGCAGCTGGTCGCCCAGGTAGACGCCGACGTGGTTCAAGCCGGTGCTGTTGATCGACATCAGCAGCGCGTCGCCGGGCTGCAGATCTGCCTCCTCAGGCAGCTCGGTGAATCCCGTCTCGGCCCAGCAGCGGTCGAAGTAGGGCTCAGCCTGAAACGCCTCAGGCGCAAGGCAGCGGTCCCAATCGCGCAGTTCGATTCCCTGCTCGGCGTACCAGTCGCGCACCAGTGTCCAGCAGTCATGCACGCCCCACACCCATTCGCGGCCGATCAGCGGCGCCTGGTAGCCGCACGGCTCGCAGCTGCCCCATGCTCCTGTCTTGGGGTTGACGATGTGCCAGGGCAGCCCTGACGCCTCACAGGCTGCGCGATCGGCAGGTGACGGATGTGGCGGTGTGACCGGGTGACTGTGGACAACGGCCAGGATCTCGCCTTCGTCCTCCGCAGCCGCCCAGTCGTTGGGATCCAGCAGAAAAAACTGATCAGGACTGGCGGCCAGGTTGCGGCATGGCCAGTAGCGTTCGCGGCCCTTGACGACAACCAGCAAACCGCAGGCCTCGCGTGGGTCCTCGGCTTTGGCGTGCTCCAGTGCTGCGTCGCGCCAGGTCATGCGAAGTATGTCCCGATGCCAGGGAACGATCCGAACGGCAGTTCAGCGGTAGCGCCAAACCGCGCCTGACAGCTGCTCAGCCGCTTGCCGCAAACATCCAGTGCCAGTGTGGCGACGCTGTTGTCGTTGGCGTCAAAGTAGTTGCTGCCGCTGTAGCTGCACTCCGCCGATCGGTAGACCCACTGACAGATGTTGGCGATGCACTGGCGCTTTGGCGCTCGAACGCCAGCTAAGTCAAATGCTGCCGCCAGCTCAAACTCGACAAGATCGCGGGTTTCAGTTGTCTTGCGATCAACGTAATAGATTTCCCGTGGAAATTCAGCGGTAGGGTCCGGCGTGCCGTAGGGGTTGGTTCCACCGGGGAAATTAGCGCCGTCAATGTATCGAGCAAGTGTGCGGATGCGCGTCACCTTGGCGCCTTCGAGTCCGCTGGGTAGGCTCAGCAGGATTGCGGTAATCGTGCCAAGGATGTTGCTGATCCGTACTTTTGGTCGAGGTAGTTGGCCGTTGCCGCTGTACTCAAATCCCTCGGCCTCGACCGGAAACCGCAGATAATTGACGCCACTCCACACCAGCTGGCCGTTGGCGTTGAGGTTGCTGCCGGCATGGAAGCGGTAGGTTTCGCTGACGCCGTGCTGGGCAGCATTGAGCTGTAGCTCAAATAACTCGATGACGGCGGACGGCGCTATGCCTTGAAGTTCGGATACTGGCAGGGTTGGAGATTCTCCGACCGCGTAGTCGAAGCCCCAGTAGCCAGCGTCAACGTAAAGATCAGCGAGCGCCATCAGTTATTACCTCTTTACGCCCATTCAAATGACATCGATAATCCGCGAACAACTGGGTCGGCTGCTGCGTTGCCGCCTTCCATTGCAACGCGAAAATAAATGTTAGTACCAACGGCTCCGGCGGGCAGGGTAATCCAGTTGGTAAGTATCCATCCCGTAGAACTAAGGGAAACAGCGTCGCTTCCAGTACCGCTACCCACAGTGACCCATGTGGCAGCATCTACGCTGTACTGGATAAACAGTCTTGGCGTGTTGACGCTTGCCGAAGCAGTGGCAACATAGCAGTTAAGCCTGGCCCTGTTATACCTATCCAAGGTTGTTAAGGGGAACCAGCTAGAACCGGCCGCGCTAAAGTCGGAAAGCGCAACTGGCTGGTTCGTCAGCGTTGCCCCAGCCGAGACAAATACTGTTTGACTAGCATTGTTTAGATTTGTGAAATTGGCATCGACCTCAGCGTGCGTCAGCGCACTGCCTTTGCCGACCCTGGTGACGATGGTGCTCATGGTTCGTAGACCTCGCGGAAGGTGACGTCAATTTTGCTGCGCTGAAACTCGAACATTTCGCGTGTCCAGCTGGAACATACCCATTTGTAGCTTGTAAGGCTGTCGGGAGGAGTCCAGTCAAAGGACTGGGAATCTGCGGCCCTAGCGTCTAGAAATGCCTCTACTTCGTCCGCCTCGGTGTCGGAAAGACTGAACGTCAGTGTCCATTCCTTGGGGTTTTGATGTAAACCAAACAGTAGGCGCTGTTCGTAGCCGTCACCAAACCGCGTGCTGCGTGTACGAGGCTCACTCCGCTTTGTAGCAGAGTAGACGGGGTTATAGGAAGGGAAGGTTGCCATCAGCGGGTGTTGGCGAGGATGCCGCCTGGGCGTTGTTGCTTGACGAGTTCGGCTTGGACTGCGGCCGAGATGACGCGTCCCAGTTGGTTTGCGTTGGCGTTGTCGCCTTCCACTTTACTGCCCTTGGCGTCTACGTTTACGACGACGTTGACGGCACCACCGCCGAGCATGTGGTTGGGGACGATCGTGCCGCTGCTGGAGGGCACGAAGAGTTCGGGGCCGCGTTCGCCGACCATGTAGGTCGAACCAGAAGCGACCGGGCCACCGGCGGCGCGGGCACCACCGAAAGCCCCTACTGAGAAGGAAGGGCCGCCAGCACCGAAGAAACTGCTGAAGTTATCGACGCCTCTAGGGAAGATGCTGCTTCCGCCGGGTAACAGGCTTTGTGCCAGGCCAAGGATCTGCATCTGGATCCACTTGGAGATCATCTGGGCTGCCATGTCGGCAAAATGATCGGCTACCGACTGGAAGAAGTTGGCTAGTGCTTCTTGGGCGGTCATTGTGCCAGTGATGACGCCTTTCAGGGAGGTGCCGAAGGCGTCGCCGATGCTCTTGGCGGCTTCGATTACTTGGTTTTCAACTTTTACAAGTTCTTCTAGTTCAGTTTTAAGTAGTGCAAACTGTTCACCGATGACGCCGTTGGTCAACCCAGGCATCAAATTGATGTCTGTGCGGAAAGCTCCGGCGCCGCCGGCCGCCCCTGGTGCATTACCGAACGCGCTTTCTCCAGCACGCTTGCCGGCAGTTGTTACTGCGTCTACAAGGCCAAAGCGCTCAAAGAAAATTTGATCCCGCCGTCTTTTAGCTTGTTCTTTTTCGATGTCATTTTGCCTTTGGAGCAGATCAATTCGTCTACTGTAAAGATTGTTGATTAGTTGGTATTCAACTGCTGTATCTGCCGCCAGTAGCGCTGCTCTACGTTCCTTGTCTAAAGCAACAGAACCTGTTTCGTTTATAGTATCTTGTACTTTTAAAAGCGCGTTTAGGCCTGCTTCTTCGCCATTAAGTAGTTTTTCTTGTTCTACACGTGCTTTTACTTGGTCAATATACACACCTAGAATACTACTTTCAAGTGTAAGTCTTTTTACTTCTTGTTGTTTAGCTTTATCCGCAGCTTGTTCGGCTGCGCGACGGGCTTCTTCTTGGCGCCGCGCCAGTTCCTCAACACGGTTGCGTTCGATTTCGCCTAGCTGTACGGATAATTTTAAGTTTGCACCACGGATAAGTTGTTCGTTTTGCGCGAGGTTGATTTCCTTATTTTTGAGTTGGATGCTAATTTTTGTTAGTTCGTTTTCATATTCTTTCTGTGCAGTTTGTCTTTGAAGAGTAACGTAACGTTCGAGATCTGTACGAGCGCTGATACTAGTTAACTGCACCTGTAAACGCAGCAACTCGTTACTACGGTTAAGCTGAGCGGTACGTTGTGTTGCAGCTGCTGTTTCTGCCGGTGCTGCAGGAGTAAGTGTGGGACGCAGCTGTTGAGGGAGTAAATCAAGTGATGATCGACCCTTACCGAACTTTGCCTCCTGAAAGAATTTATTTACAGCGAAACCAGCACCGACAAATCTATCTATAACTATACCTAAAGAACGTGCTGTTTGTTCAGATTGTTTTCCAATTTCAAGAAAAGCGGATGCACCTTCTTCCCCCATCGTATTAGCTAACTGCTTAAATGCAAGTTCGGCAGCCGCTGCAGTTTGTCCAGACTGTTGTAAATTTTGAAGTTGTGTTTTTATAGTTGGATTTAAATAACCAAGACGTTGCTCTAGGTAAGAGGCTGCATCTCCACCTGCCCGAATCGACTTAGCGAAGTCTTGGGCTGACTGGATTGTTTGGTCTAAAGCAGAGCCGATAGCTGTTCCAACGAGGGATAGACCAAAACCCAGCTGACCTCCTGCTAGACCACCGGCAAAGCCTCCAAGGCCGCCGCCTACGGATGCGCCTAGGCCTTGGCCAAACAGTAACGGAAAGGCGCCACCGATGATCGCATTACTTGTTGCTTCTCTGGTTCTCGCTTGTTGCTTTTCTCGTGCTGCGTTACGTTCGCGGATTATTCCTAAGCGACGCTCAAAATCTTCTGCTCTTTTTTGCTGCATAAATTCTGCAGCGGCAAGCTCACGTTGTTGGCGTAAGCGGCCGCTTTGAATAGCATTTACACGACGGTAATACTCAAGATCGCGTTCTGCTTGGGGCTGTAAACCTTTCGCGGTCCGCGCTAGGTCATTTTGGGCTGCAGAAAGTCGAGTAGCCTGTTTTTCGGCTTGAGCAAGAGCACTGGCGTATAGTTTTACTGACGCAGACTGTTTTTCGTAACCGCCTGCAGCTACTTTTACGTTTTCTAGAACGGTTCGAAATACGTTTGCTTGTTGGACTGCGCCAGCAAAAGTATTGGAGACTTGTTTGTTACCGTTCTGTACGCTGCGAGCAAAATCGTTGATCGGTTTTATCGCTAGGCGAATTGAGTCGCCCAGCTTTCCGCCGCCGGGTGCAAGTAAATTTAGTGGTTTTAGATTCTGGCTTAAGTTATTTAAGCGTTCGACGGATGCTGTTACTGCGTTCAGGCGCGATGCACCAGCAACAGTGATGTTGATGTTGGCGTTGTAGTTGGCCACCGGCGCCTGAGTCCTGTTTTACCAGTGTACGCGAGAAAAAAGCCGCCGGGGTTAGCGGCGGCGTTTAGCTTTGTCTAGCTCTTTCTGCTGGTCCTCGTTGAGGATCTGGAAGTAGGCGCTCCAGCCGATCAGTTCTTCGGCGGTCATTGAGGCGCGGACCTCGCGCAGGGACTTGCCTAGCTCTTTGGCGACTCCGAACTGGAGCATGAGCCAGTTGTCCTTGCGGAGTTCGGCGCTCAGCTCTTTGGGTCGATGGGCTCGGCGTCGTCGGTGATGATGGCCAGCATCAGGGCTTGGAGGTCCTTGTCCTTGACTTCGTTCTTGAGGACGTCGATCTCGCCAGCGCTAAAAAGTTTGGTGCCGGACTCGTCGAGGGCTTTGGTGATGAGGAGTTGGAGGGCGAAGGCGTTGGCGTCGTCGGACTTGGCCTGCTTTTGGGCGCGTTCGCGCTCGGCCATGGTCAGGGGAGTGACCCACAGCTCGAAGGTGGTGCCGTCCGAGAGATCGACGGTTTTTTTGACGGGCTCCAGGTTGGCGGCCTTGCGGAGGCGGTCGATGGCGCGGACTGGAACTGGCATACAACGAGGGTGTTGATGCTTCTAGTGTAGCGGAGTAGACAATAAAAAAGCCCCACCGAAGTGGGGCCTGGTGTCTTCGCGGGGTTCAGCTTTGGCTGAAGTCGAAGGTGGGGGTGCCAGCGGGGCGGAAGTTGACGGTGACGGACTGGGCGTCGTCGGGGTTGATGTTCAGGCTGGCGGAGGTCAGCACGGCGTCGAAGGAGATCGAGCGGCTGAGGGTTTCGCTCAGGGTGCCGCCGCTGAAGACGCGGTCGGTGTAGAGCTTGAAGGCGGCGCCGTCTTGTTGGCGCTGCAGGACGTCTTGGATCATCCGGTTGGAGAGAGCGGCGTCCTCGTTGGTCATGTAGACCGTGGCGGTGCCGGTGCCATCGCCGAAGCCGCTGATGTAGGTGCGGAAGGGCACGTATTGGCCAGGGGTTTGGCCGATCGTGGTGACGTCGATTTCTTGGCGGCTGATCTCGAAGCTCCAGTCGCGGACTTGGCCGACGACGGCGAAGTCGGCGTAGGCGACCTGGAACTCGTTGGGGGCAGCGGCCGTACCATCGTCGGTGATGGCGAGGATTGTGCCGCCAGCGCTGGTAGAGACGGTCAATGCACCGGTGTTAGCGGTATAACTGAGAACGTAGTAGGTGGTGGCATCCGAAATCGGAGCGGGCAGAGTGCCAGAGCCAGCGCCGCCGGTTTGGCTGTTGACAATGCTGAACTTGACCGGGTCGCCGACCTTGAAGTTCAGGTAGGGCTGCACCGTGATGACATCGGTGCTGATGTTGACAGCGGTTTCACCGAAGGTTCCGGTGGTGCCGGCGGGCTTGTAGTAGAGGGCGCCGGACGTGCCGGACAGGACAGTGGTGGCCATAGGGGCGTACCAGGAGGGGTTACGGGGCGGGCACTGCCCGGCTTACTACAGATTAGCGTTTATCTACGATTGCTACTAGGACAGGACTGTGGCCCGGTAAGGAGCTTCAACACGACCCATGAAGAGGGGAGAATCTTCAGTTGCGGAGAATGTGGGTCCTGTTATTTCTCCGATGCGAAAGTAAACACCGCTGGTTGTCTTTGCGGTGTTGTTTAGGGTTTCCAGGACGGTTACGGCGGTGGTTAGCAGTGTCTGGTTGCGGGCGGGGCCGCGGCCCTTTTCGGTGAAGATGCGGATGACGATGGCGCCACGTGCGTTGTCGACGCTGCTTGTAAGCGTTGGTTCGTTTGTGATGCCGAAGGTGACGTTGATTCTGACGTGCTCGGTGGTGGAGTTAGCGGGAGCGGCAGTGATGTTGTCGAAGAAGACTGGCACTGGGGGTACCAGTGCGCTGAAGGCGCTTAACAGGGGATTTTCGACAGCGGCGCGGATGGCTTGGTAGTTCATGCTTGAAATTCAGCTTTAACGCCGCGTTCGAGAGCTTTTTGCATTTTGCCTCCCTGTGCGTAAGTTGTGTACCAGTCAAGAGGAGCGGTGGAGCGATTGTCGGAGCCGCCACGAAGTTTTGGGCCGATGTCACCACGGCGACCGCCGTCTGGGCGTGTGCCGCGGAAAACGACGTCACCTTCGGGTTCGTAACCGGGATAGCGAAAACCTTCGCTGGGGGCTACTAAATCCATGGCCACTAAGGCGTAGGAGGCACGGTTGCCGATAATGAGTTTCGTTACTCGCTCCATCTCCCGCTTGGTGACGGGGAGTTCGGGGATGTCGGAAAGGGTGTACGGGTACTGGCCTGGAATGGCTGCTCCAACGCCGGGGGCGTAGGCTTCCCAACTATCGCGGAACTCGCCTCCCCAGACGGGACCTGCCTCGGCGAGGTCGTTCATGATGTTGCGAGCGACTGTCCGCACTGATTTATTCAGCTTTGTGCGGAGGTCGCGTTCCAGTTGGGATAGGGCGGCCATTACTGGGGCCTCGCTATGACGGTGTGGAGGACGGGGTTGTCGCCGCGGTAGGTGGTGATGTTGATGATTTTGGCCTCGCGGGTTACGCCGGCTTGGGTGTACTGGATGCGATCGGCTTCGGTGGGGTAGTAGGTGCCAAGCTCGGCGCTGCCAAAGATCACTTTGATGTCGGTGGCTTGGTATAGACCTTCAGATTCGCGGGGGGTCAGGCGAACGATCAGCGCTTTCATGCTGACGTTGGTGTCGGAGCCGGTGACTGCTCCAGTGGTTGGGTTGTAGGTGCGGGGGGTGGTGGTTTTGATGTAGGTGATCGTTTGGCCCCAGTCGTTGAGGAGGGGGGCCGGGATGGAGGCGAAGGTGTCGTCGATCAGACCCATATCAGCCTCGGAATAGACGGACGGCGTAGTTGGCGGCTCCGCCCATGCAGTAGGGGCCTAGGTAGGACTGAAGCCAGGGATAGACATCGAAGACGTTGTTGACGACGCCGCTGGTCTGTGAAGTTTTGTTGTACTTAACGCGGAGTTCGCCGAGTTCGACCTCGTCGTAGATGCCGGTTGTGCCTGTGGTGCCGATGATGGCGTCAGTGTCGTTGGCGAGGGCGCGTGCCAGTTCGTAGGTGGCGACCTTGACGGGTTCGGGGATTAGGGTGCAGGCGAGGTCGATGCCGTCGACGGTGTAGTCCTCGCGGGGCCACTTGAGGGCCTGGGTTGTGGTGCAGCGATCGCCGTAGAAGCTGAGGGCGTCGATCCAGCGGGTGGCGGAGATCAGGGCGCGGTTTTTGGCGTCGGTGGACTTGCTGGTCCAGTTGGTGCTGTCGGGGACTGTCTCGAAGTAGGCGTCGGCGGCCGCAAGCGTCACGTACGAGTTGGCGTTGGCGCCAGACAAGGTTGCGTCGATGGCGGCAGGCACGGTCAGTACAGTCTTTGTCTGAGTCTAGCCTCGGCTGTAAGTTTTCTCGACTTTTTAGGTTGACTCAGGACGGAAGCGTGGTAAATGGTTGCTCCAGACATTTCGAGGTCGGCGACGCGCTCTAGGTGTTCGCCGTAAGGGATGTCCTCGTGGCTGAGCAGGTTATCCTGTGATATGTAAAGGCGAACTGTTGCCATGCCCGCTCGTAGAACTGCTGAGGCCAGCCTAGAGGCCAAGGGTGAGAAGGTTGCATCATTCCTTCCAGGGGATGAAATGCGGACTTTGGAGGTTGTGGTGCCAGAAGCACGCAGGCTGCATGAGGAGGATGGGCTGACCGTGCCAGAGATTTCGGCAAAGTTGCAGGTCAGCTACGACGTGTTGAATCAGGTGTTCCTGCAGTCGTACAAGATGGCGATCAATACTGTGGAGTTGTTCGAGAGGCAGGAAAAGAAGAGGCTTGAGGGAGAGTGAGCAAAAGAAAAGGCCCCCGAGTTGGGGGCCTTTTTGTTGTCTAAGCCTGAGATCAGGCGTAGGCGCTGGTGTCGAAGGGGGTGTTGACCAGCAGACGGGCCACAGGCACCATCTTGGTGGTAGCGAACACCAGGTTCCAGCTTTCGGTGGCAGCGAGGTTGCCGCTATTGCTGGTGTTGTTGGGGTTGTCGCCCGCGGCGGCCCACTTGGTGCCGGTCACGTGATAACCGTAGTGGTAGTCGACAGCCAGGACATCCTGCATGGACAGGATGTTGCGATCGGCAGCCAGACGCAAGTCCTGTTGGATGCCTTCGGAAACCACGCCGGTCTTGAAGAGGTACACGGGGTACTTCTTGGCGTGGGTGGCAGTGCCGCCGGTGAGGGCGGTCAGTTGATCGTCGATGACGACGCGCAGACCAGCAAATGTGGCCACTTCGGTCTGGTTGACACCCACACCGCCGCCGCCCCACACGATGGAACCACCGGTGGACAGGGCCGAGGTGCTGAAGGTCAGCATCCCGACTTGCTGCAGGTAGTAGGCCACGTTGGAGTGCATGGCGATGGCGTCAAGCTCGTCGCCGCGCTCGCCGAGAACTGCCTTGGTAGCAACCACGTTGGCGACGTTGAGGAAGTTGGCCTCGGTCATGGAACCGGGGACACCGGCGAACGACTTGTTCACCTGGTTGGGGCCGAGGACGCCGTTGCCAGCAATAGGACCGAACAGACCCAGCAGTTGGGCTGCCAGGGTGGCGGTCTTCAGCTTGTTGATGGAGGCGGTCAGCTGGTTGCGGACGTGAGCCAGGGGATCGGCGCCCGAGCCCAGCTTGCTGAGGTCGTCAGCGGCGTAGGCGAAGCCACGGTGCAGGATCGTCATGATCTGCTCGTCGGCGGTCACGTTCTGGGGAACGAGGTAGCCGGCGCTGGTGCCGCCCCAAGCGTTGCTGCTGAGGATTTGGGTCTCAGTGGGGGCAATGGGGTCGAAGAAGGGCACGCGGACGCGGGTGCCGCCACTGCGGGCATCCAGGGCTGCGTTGCGCTGCACAATGCCGCTCTGGATCCACTTCGATTGCTCGAAGATGCCTTCGGCGGTGTACTGAAGGAACTCGGGGCGGGCAACGAGGTTGGAGAGGAAAGTTCCTCCGTAGTTGCCGGTAAAGGAAGACATGACTTAGCTCCAGTGGAGTGTTCGTTGGGGAGGTGCCCCACAGGGGCTAGTTGAGTCCGGCTTCGGCTTTGAGGAGCCTGGCTTTGTCAGGGTCGTTGGCAAGCATCATCATTTGCTGAGTGATGTTCCAGGACTCCTTGGACCAGGGGTTGGATTGGCCGGGGAGGCTGGTGGAGCGGGCACTGCCTGCTACACCCATACCAGCGCGGTTCGTAGCTGCGAAATGGTGCTCGTAGCCGCTGCCGGGGTTTTTGAGGTTGGTGATGTATTCACCAACTGGAACTTCGACGCCGCCGACGACAGCCACGGGCTGACCGTCTTTAGCGCGAAGGTTCTCCTGCAGTAAACGATACAGCTGATCGGGCGCCAGTGCACCAGCCGAGGAGAGTTGGGCGATGGCGGAGGATTTGAGCTGTTCTTGTGTGAAGCCTTGGCGAATTTGATCGACTTCAGATTCTTTTGCGGCTAGTTGTTGTTTGAGGTCGGCAACAGTTTGTTGGGCTTCTTCCCAGAGGGTTTTGAACTCGCCGGATTCTGCGAGTTTGGCGGTTTTGGCGGTTTCTTGGGCGTTGCGGAGGTCGTCTATTTGGGCCTGGAGGGCTTCGCGGTTTTCGCGGTCCTTACGGCGTTCGGCGATCAGTTCTTGGTTTTTGGCTCGAAGGGCCTCGACTTGGGAGGCGTAGTCGATGTTGTCAGCCACGGGCTGAGGTGCACCAGTCTCCACAGGAGTTACTGGTGCGGTGGGGTCTTCGGGCACGGTTGTGTACTACTTGGACGCTTGTAGTTTAGCAGTTAAGAAAGTGACATATCTTCTGAGTCGTCTTGGCTGTCCATGGAATCCGGTTCTTCGGGGCTTTCGGCTTCTTCGGTGATTTCGGTGGCGGGTTTGCCGGCGGCTTCCATTTCGTCCTCGATGTTGATGTTGTCGGGGAGGACTTCGCCGCGGCGGAGGATCTCCAGCAGCATGGCGTCGCTGATTTTGCCGGCGGCATTGAGTTGGCTGAGGACGGCGACGTCTTGGCCGATGAGGCGGTAGTAGTCGAAATCGCGATCGATGGTGATTTCGGGGGGTTCCATGCCGACGTACTGGGCGGCAAAGGCGAAGGCCTGGTTTAGGGCGCTTTCGAGTTCTTGGCTGATGATCGAGAGGACGCTGTTGGACTGGGCCTGGTCGATGCGCTTGGCCTCGGCGGATTCGGCGACGAATTTTTGGCCAAAGAGTTTGGTGACGCCCAGGGTGGACATCTGTTGCTCCAGGGATTGGAGTTCGGCCATTTGGGCGTCGAAGCTGGTGGCGTCGGCTTGGACGTAGTACGCCTTGTTGCCGGGTTGCATGGCGATGGCGTAGTTGACGCCCATGGTGGCGCTGCCGGTGGTGTCGTCCCAACCCTCTAGGACGAGGGTGGGCATGGCGGCGATGTGGAGGGCGTGGATGAGGTCGGCCTGGCGTTGGTAGTGGGTGATGTTGAGGTTGGCGATGTCCAGCAGGGGTGGCTGGGAGATCAGCAGGCCGCGGCGGTTGCTGTAGATCGGGACCAGGGGGATTTCGGTGAGGCTGTATCCACCGGTGGCGGTGAACTCGACGACGTCTTGGCCGAGGGTGTAGAGGTCGTAGCGGCCTGGGTAGATGACGCGCATCTCTTCGACTTGTTCTTCGCCGAACTCGTTGAGGGGACGGACGTCGTAGTCGTGGATGCGGACTTGAAGGAGGCGGTTGGTAACTGGTTCTTTGCGCCAGCCCCAGATCTGGGGGGCGTCGACGTGGACGAAGTAGGGGCGGCGTCCCAGGGCTCGTTCTTCGGCGAGGTTGAGGACTGGGGCGGCGGCCGGATAGTCGATCAGGATGGCGCTATGGCCGTAGGTGAGGCTGCTTACCAATGCACGGCGTGCATATTCGTTGATGTTCGAGCCGAGGCCGTCGATGTTTTGGGCGAGTTCCAGCCAGTAATCGTCGCCTTCGATGTGGATGGGTTTGCGGAGGATGGCGCCAGCGGCGGTCTCGATGAGGCGGCTGGTGTAGGGGCTGAGGACCGAGCGGTCGACGCGGGTCTGGTAGGCGTCGGTGTCTTCGCGGGGTTCTTGGGGGAGGTAGGTTTCGCTGAGGTCGCGCAGGTAGTTGGTGCCGCGGGTGACGGCGGCCATCACGCCCCAGTCGGGCATCATGGCGATGACGTCGAGGCTGCGGACGAAGGGGGATTCGCTGACTACAGCGCCAGTCGGGGGGATTTGGGCGCTGTAGACCACGGTTTGACTCCTACTTTGCTTCTATTTTGGCACCGATTACCACTTGACCTTGGCACTCCACCAGGCGGCGGACATTTTTCCTTTTGCTATGTTCTCGGCATGACGGGCTTTGAAGGATGCTCGGCGGGCTTTCTCTGCTGCTGATTCTCCTTTTTGTGCTGGTGAGCCAGATACGCCCTGTTGACCGAAGCGAATGAGTTTGACTGTGTCGCCGTCTTTGGCGAGGACGACGTGGGATTTTTTGGGGTGGTTGGGGGTGCGCTTGGGCTTGTTGTAGCCCTCGAAACGTTCGCCGCGATACTCAATCATCTTCTTCGGGCTCCTCGTCGTCGGGGTCGGGGATGGGTACCAGCACTTCGATGCCGCGGGTCAGCATGGTCACGAAGCCGCCGATGGTTTCGGGTAGGGAGGGGGTTTTGAAGACGAAAGTGGCGTGGGTCATGCCGTCTTCTGCGTCGATGTCAATCTGGACGCAGCCGCCGTTGATGGTTTGGATTCGCATTAGCGGCTGATTTCCTCCCAGTCCATAGATGCATGTACGTTAGACGTTGACGAGCTGGCCGCGACAACAAGGCTTAATTCGTAGGGGGTTGTTGTGAGGCCGTTGCGTTCCAGCTGGAATTTGAACAGCGCTTCTTTGAGGATGTCTACTGAGGATGTGCTCTGGTTGGTGGAGCTGAAATAGCCTTGGGCCAGGATGCGGCCGCCGGTTGTTGCTGTTCCAGTTAGGTTGTATTCGACGCTGGACTCTGTTCCGGCGCTTGTCCAAGTGCCTCCGGTGGTTGTGGCAGAGGCAACTACACGCCAGCTGTAGTTTGAGTTGGCTGTGGCGGCCAATATAGATAGGGCGGTAAGAATAACAATTGCATCTAGTGCAGCGGATTTAAGGCGTAAAGAAATGACTGGGTAGTATGTGCCTGCTGTGGTAAGGACGTGAGGAGAAGTTATTGTGGTGCCGATGGCTTGTTGGAGGCCGCGAAGTTCGTAGCCGCCTTCGGAAAGTACGGTTGAGCAGACTTGTTTGAGGGTGCTTGCGCTGGCGGTAGCGGCGGTGTTGGTTATTTCGTAGCGGAGGGGTAGGGAGGCGGTGGTTATGTAGGTGGAGGTGATGATGTTGGCGTGGTGGAAGGAGTGGCAGTGGATGAATTTGCCGTTGATGATGAAGCCCATGCGGACTGTGCCGAGTCCCAGCCACTCGATGTCCATCCAGAGGATTTGGGCTTTGGTTGGGTCGAGGGTGAGGTTGGAGGGGCCGGTGCCGTTGAGGGGGTCGATGTTCCAATTGGACTGGGCGACGCGGGTTTCGACGAGGGTGCCGGTGGAGGAGCTGCGTTCGACGAAGGAAAGGGTGGTGTTGTCCAGCTCCAGGTACATGCCGTTGGCGGCGCCGTAGTAGCCGATGCGCTGGCGGAGGTTGGTTTTGGTCGGACTCAACACAAAAGTGGACATCACCAGCAGGGATTTACCGGGCTGGTAGGAGAAGCACTTTGTGGTTTCGCGGATGACCGAGGAACCGGAACTGGTGGTTACGGAGAGGTCGACGAGGCCGGCGTTGGCGTCGAAGGTTGAGGTGCCGCCGGTTGCGGTGGCGGTGGCCCAGAGGCCGTTGTCTTTGTAGCGGTGGCTGGAGTCGAAGAGGGTGAGCGGGCTGGACGTGCGGATGCGGCCGAAGGCGTCGGTGGCTCCAGCAGCATTAGAGCCGCCCGCAGTGCCGTAGCCGGTGGAGTACGGGCTGTTGACGGAGATCGTGTTGAGTAGCTGCATGGCGGCCTCGGTGTAGGGAAAATGAGGCTATTTCTTTGGTTTTTTGGCGGTTTTGGCCGAGGCTTTGAAGGCGGCGGCGGTGGGAGCGCCTTTTGCTCCAGGTTTGCGCATTTTTTCGCCGCTGCCGGCAGCGATGCGCTTGCGCTTGGCGTTGATGTTGGCGTAGAGGCCGGGTTTAGCCATTACTTTTTACCTTTTTTGGTGGGTTTTTTCTTGGGCATGGACATTCCAGCCTCGGAGAGGGCGATGGCGATGGCCTGCTTGCGGGATTTCACCACGGGGCCTTTCTTGCTGCCCGAGTGGAGTTCGCCTTTGCCGTACTCGCGCATGACTTTGGCGACCTTTTTCTGGGCCTTGGTCGGCTTTTTGGCGGCCACGGTGTAATCCAGGTGTTACCACACACGATAGTTGGTCTTGCCGAGGGATTCTGGTTTGGCGAGGTTGAAGGTTTGGAGGCAGAGGTAGCCCAGGGCGTCAAAGGCGTGGTCCACGCCGAGGTTTTTGTTGGGGAGGCCGGTGTTAGGGGCGTAGGTCAAGGTGCGGAGGGACTTGATGAGTTCCTTGCACTTGGGATTGATGAAGAGGCGGCGGGTTCCAGAGGCGTCGAGGAGGGCGGTGTTGACGCAGGTGATTTTGTCGCGGATTTTCCAGGGGGAGCGGGGGCTGGAGACGGTGAAGCCGGACTTGCGGAGGATGTTGTGGTCGGTGGCTCCAACGCCGGAGGTTTTGCGGGCGCCGCCGGTGGGGTCGGGGCAGGCGATGGTGCGGCGTTCCACGCCGAAGCGGGTCTGGATTTCTTCGCAGAGGTCCCAGGTGGTGGCGCCGCCGGTCATGATGATTTCGTCGAAGACCCAGAGGACGTCGCCTTTTTTGACGGCGCAGACGGCGGACATGGGGTCGATGTTGAAGTCGACGCCGATGAGGAGAGGGAGGACCGGGAGGTCTTGTACCAGTTTGTCGATGTTGTCGTCGGAGAAGGAGACGGCGACGAGGCCGGAGAGGTTTTCGAAGCTGGCTTCGAACTCTTGGCGGAAGGTGCGGGCGTCGAGTTGGGCGCGGGCGGCTTCGATTTCGGCGGCGGGGACGTTGTCGCCTTGGATGGTGGTGAATTGCCAGCGTTGCCAGTCGGGGTCGTCCTGTTCGCAGTAGCACCAGAGGTCGTAGAACCAGCTGGCGGTGCCGTCGGGGGTGGAGATGAAGAGGGCCCAGCCCTGTTTGTCGGCGAGGGCGGGGCGGATGACCTCGAACCAGACCTCGGAGTCCATGAAGGCGGCCTCGTCGAGCACCACGCCAGCCAGGCTGCGGCCTCGCAGGGCCATGGCGTTTTCGGTGCCTTTGAGTTCGATGGTGGAGCCGTTGACGAGTTCGATTTTGAGGTCAGTCTCGTTTTTGCTTTTGATCCAGGCTTTTGGGACGAGTTTCTTCAGGACTTTCCAGGCGATGTCCTTCGCCATTCGGTATGTAGGGGCGGCGTAGAAGAACGTTTCGCCCGGCCTCTCGATCGCCCCACGCAATAATTCGATACACGAGAGGTAGCTTTTTCCGAAGCGGCGGCCGGCGACCAACACTCTGAAGCGTTTGCGGCTGGAGAAAACCTCGCCTTGGGCCCAACGGAGCGTTAATGCTGGCGATTCGGGCATTTAGTGGCCATTTTTCTAGCAGGTACCCTGCAGTGTATTACAAGAATCGCAACACTACCCCCAGATGTGTAACAGAAGAAGGAAATGGGAATGTACCAGTAGGTTCCCTGGGCCCCGCTTGGCACGCCACAAAACCGGAGGCTACCCCCCGGCTTGTAACACACTGTAATGTGATGGGTTTGTACTAGTCCGCTGGCACCGTGGCGCCGATCGCCAGGCCCCCAGCCGCGAGAGCGACGGCCAGGGGGAGGTTAGCGGTTGACGTTGCGAGTGCCAGCAGAACGAGAGCGGCGATGGTCCGTTTCATGGCGTGGTGTGGTAGGGGGA